ACTATGGCGGTCGCCCGCGCTCCCGTTTGAATCCCTGATCCCTGAAATCTGAACTCTGTGGGGTGCGCGATAGCGCATCCCCCTTTCTGATGCTATGAGCAATTTTAATGATGACGCCCTGCTGAATGGGCAATTTGCCCTGCAAAAGATCGACGATCTACTGAACCGGGTGGATGGTGTGGTGAACAGATGGCCGCGCCTGTACAAAAATTCCTACGGCGAGAGGCTTTATAAGCTGCTGGCCGACATGGAAGAACTGTGCATTACTGCGGCGAAGAAGTACCACAAGAAAACTACCCTGCAAGAGCTGGACATCAAGAATGCCCAGGTGCGCATCCATATCCGCAGGATTGCCAAGACAACATTCACGGATAAGCGAGGCGAGAAGCGCGGCCTGATTACTCCGGGCCAGCATGAGGAATGGGTGCTTCTGAACATCGAGATCGGCAGGATCATCGGCGGATGGCTCAAGCAGCAGGCAGAGCGGAAAGAAGATGCCAAGGCATAACGCCTTTGCATAGAGGGAATGCGCCGAGAATTGGCGGCCATTACTGCCACGGCCTTTTGTGAGCGCGTGGCGCGGCGCGGCGGCAACTACAACAACACGTCCAACGCGGGCATGGCCTATCTGAATTGCAACAACCCGCGTTCCAACGCCAACGTGAACTATGGCGGTCGCCCGCGCTCCCGATCACAGCGAGTGACCGGCACGTTACGAACGACCGGCAGCACAGAAACGGGAGGGGTGCATTTCCGTCCGGGAGGGTTTTCGTAATCGCTACGCGGGCGTGCGCGTTATAACGCGCATACATGCGTGATACGCGATAATATATCCCGGAAACAACACTCGTAACCTGCACCTATTGAGGAAACATGCAGATTACGAATCCCCATGAAGCGCCCGGAGGGGCGTAAGGCTATGGCTGCTGGCAGCTTATCCCTTAGACGGGCTTGCCTGCGGGAGAGAAAAACAGCCTACGCCGAGCGGAAACGCCACGCATGGTCGAAACGGAGGCGTGTCTTTGGAGAAGCTGCAACATCCGAAAGAACGCATCTGTTCCTTTGAGAACCTATATGCCGCATACGAGGACGCCGCGAAGGAAAAGCACTACCGCGAGGACGTGCTGGCATTCACCTTCAACCTTGAGGAGAACCTTTTCGATCTGCAAAAGGATCTGTTGGACGGCACATACACCGTCGGCCCGTACCGGGAGTTCTACGTCAAGTACCCCAAACCGCGCCTTATCATGGCGCTGGGGTTCCGGGATCGAGTGGTGCAATGGGCCATCTATCGTCAGCTCAACCCATACGCCGACAAGCGTTTTATTCAGCACAGCTACGGATGCAGGAAGAACAAAGGCACGCTCCCTGCGGCCCGCTGCCTGCTGAACTGGGTGCAGCTTATCAGCCGAAAGCCCGACGCAAGGGATTGGGTGCTGATAAAGTGCGACGTATCGAAGTATTTCTACCGCGTGGATCACAAAATCGCCCTGGATGTCTACCGGGACTACACGGACGACGAGTGGTTTCTGCGGCTGATGTCGGTGATCCTCAATAACCCGGACGTTCCTTTTGGACTGCCGCCGGGAGCCAGCGCGAACGACTGCCCGAAGGAGAAGCGGCTGTATGATGTGGGTATGCCGATTGGCAACCTGACCAGCCAGGAAACGGCAAACATCTATCTGAACCGGCTTGACCAGTATTGCAAGCACATACTCGGCCTGCATTACTATGTTCGGTACATGGATGATTTCTGCATCCTGGTCAAAGGACGAGAAGAAGCACGACGGATTATGGCGCAGATTGATGTCTTTCTCAGGGACGAGCTGCACCTTGATCTTAGCCCAAAGAGCCAGATTGTCCCCGCTACACAGGGATGCGAATTTGTGGGTTATCGCGTAACGCCTCATGGACTGAGGCTGCGCAAGAAAACCATCCGCCATATCAAGAGCTGCCTCAAGCATATTTCGGAGCTTTACGCGGCCAACGCCATCAGCTATGACAGCGCAATGCAATCCTTGCAAAGCTACATGGGCATGACGGTCAACTGCAATGCCCATAGCGTGCGGCTGTGGATCGAGCGGAATATAGCTTTTCAGCGAAAGGAGGCGGCATAATGCTGCCGGATGCAAAAGAGCCGCCTGCAAAAGGGCGGCGTTTTTACGCCATCGACGAGAAGGACGACGGCACGGTAGATGTTTACCTGATGCCGGACGTTACCATTTACCCCACGGAGGATGGATTCAGGGAATATGACATAAGCGTGCGGATTGTGCGCGGCGTGGTTCCTTGGGACGGCTTGGAGGAAGATATACGCGCCCGGTTCCGGGCGTGGTGCGAGAGCGGAGAGGTGATAGACCTATGAAGATCAACATCCTGCATCTGCTGTGGATCGTCCCGCTCTGCGCAATGATCGGCTTCATGGCTGCCGCCATCATCTGCACAGGCAGCGACCGAGAAAGGCGGTGACAACCAATGATTATCCGCGTGAAGGTATCGCGGGCGGAGAATCTTAGCTACTTCGGCTGCGTTGCTGGCGATATTGTGAACATCGAGATTGAGGAGTATGTCGCCGGTGTGGTTGCATCGGAGATCGGCAACTCCCATATCGAGGCTTGCAAAGCGCAGGCTATCGCGGCCAGAACATTCGCCATGAACTATGTCGGCGATGATAAGTACATCACCGACCAGAGCAGCACCCATCAGGCTTTCCGCGCTTCGCGCTGGGATGCTTCGCAATATCCCAATGCCAACGAGGCGGCGACCCTTACCGCCGGTATGGTGCTTACCTACGACGGGAAACCCCTCAAGACTTGCAGCTATTCTTCATCCAATGGCGGGCGCACAACCAGCAGCGAGGAGCGCTGGGGCGGCTACCGGCCCTATCTGATCGCCCAGGACGACCCGTGGGACGCTGCGGCCTGCGCAGAACGCACAGCAGCCGGGAAAAGCATTACCAAGGGCCACGGCGTAGGCATGAGCCAGTATGGCGCGGCGTGGGCTGCCAACCACGGAATCGGGTATCGTGAGATACTCGGTTTTTATTATGTCGGCGCGAAGATCGCGGCGAACTTCGGAAAGGATGATGAATCGGAAATGGCAGAGAACACCAGCACGACCGAAACGAAACCGGGTTCCTCCTTGGCGGCGGCATGGGCCGCAGATGACAAGGCGAGAGCTGAGTTTGAAGAAGCGCAAAAGCAGAACGCCCGGATCAAAGAGCCGTTCACCAACGAACACTTTGTAGCGTTCCTGAAGGAAATGGTTGGCCGCCCGTACTGGTACGGCACTTGCGTTTACAAATGCACCAACAGCCTGCGCACCCGCAAGGCGAAGCAGTACCCCAGCCACTACAAGGACAACCGAACCGCCACCTACAACAAGCACATTGCCGCCAAGGAAGTGTGCGCGGACTGCATCGGCGCTGCCAAGGGCTACGCCTGGACGAATGGCGGCGAGGGTGTTGTGGAGGCCATCGGCAACGACAACAGCATCACCAGCAAATACGGCTCCAACAAATGCCCGGACAAGGGCGCAAACAGCATGTTTGCCTACGCCAAGGACAAGGGTATGCCCTGGGGTGCAATCAGCACCATTCCTGAGATTCCTGGCCTTGCCGTGACCTTCTCCGGCCACGTCGGCTACTACATCGGCAACGGCAAGGTAATCGAGTTCAAGGGCTTCTCCTACGGCTGCAAGGAAACCGCGCTGTCTGCCGGTAAGTGGACGCACTGGTACATGCTGCCCTTCATCGACTACGGCACGGACGCCAACACCGACACCCCGGCCCAGGGCAGCACGACCGAACCCATCAAGTACACCCTGGGCAGCCGCTTGCTCAAGCGCGGCAGCAAGGGCGACGACGTGGCCCATTTGCAGAGCATCCTTGCGGGCATGGGCTACGACCTCGGCACCTATGGTGAGAAGAACGACGGCGTAGACGGCAGCTACGGTGAAAAGACCGAAAAGGCCGTGAAACGCTTCCAGAGCTTCGCACAGATCGAAGTGGACGGCAAGTACGGCTCCATCACCCACAAGGCCTTGATGGGCGTACTGGACGACATTACCAAGGGCGAGGATGACGAGCAGAAGGAAACCGAACCCGAAGTCACTGCGCCCGCCGGTAAGCATGTATATGTCACCGGCGATAATGTAAATGTGCGCTCCGGCCCGGCCACGACCTACAAGGTCATCACCCGCGTAACCAAGGGCGATACGATGCCCTATGTAGCCACTGCCGAAGCCTCTGGATGGCATGCTGCTGAGATCAACGGCAAGATCGGCTGGATCAGCGGCAAGTATACCGAGGTGAAGGAGGGCTAAGCCGATGGAGCGGATCAATGAGCTTGGCAAGGTAGCCGGTTCCATATCGGCCATTCTTGCCCTGCTGGCCCTCGTTTTCTTCAACCCCATCAAGCGGCGCATCCAGCACAAGCGAGAGGAACACCGTAAAGCCAAGGAAAAGCAGCTCCAGGCGGAACAGGCGGCACGCGATGACGCTGCTGCGTTCCGCAAAGAGATGCGCGAAGCCATGGCGAAGATCAACAATGCGCTCGTCACTTTGACGGATGACATCGGCGATCTTCAGTACGAACGGCTGTCTCAGGCGCAGGAGTTCTACACCCAACAGGGATGGTGTCCCGGCTCCAAGAAGGAAATGCTCTGTCAAATGCACAAGAGCTATCGCGGGAAAGGGCGAAACCATCTATCTGAACACTACGAGGAAGAAATCCTCAACCTTCCCAGCAAACCGCGTGAACAGCAGAGTTGAAAAGCGAAAAGGTTTGCGCTTTTGCGGCAGAAGGGTTTTCGTACTCACTACGCGCACACGCGTCATGACGCGTAATATAATAAGGAGGAAACCAAAATGATTACCATTACCGATCTGATCCTGATTGCCCTGTTCATTGAGGCCATCGTCAACGCGATCAAGCCCATCTGGACTGGCGAGAACAAGCTGACCGTTGCCGAGTATGTTTCTATGGCCATCGGTATTCTGTTTGCTGTGGCCTGCAAGATTGACATGCTGGGTTATGTCGTGGAGATTGAGTTACCCTTCCCTGTGTGGGTGGAATACATCTTCTACGTCCTGACTGGTATTGCCATCGGTCGCGGCACGAATTTCCTGTATGACCTGTGGGGTAAGCTCAAGGAATGGCAGGGCGGCCAGCTCCTCAATGGATTTGCCATGGTTGACGATACTGATGCTGTCGATCTGGAAATCACCCATTGGAGCCTTGACCAGCTCAAAAGTTTCTGCAAGCTGAATGGCGTGAACGCCACCGGCTGCACGACCCGCGAGGAATATATTGATGCCATTGAGGGCGTGTTCTCCGAGGAAAAGGAACCGCCCGTAACTGGCGGCGCTGAGTAATACCGGCGTCGCCTTTTTCATGACAGCATAATGGAGCGCCCGGCAGACACGAAATGCCGGGCGCTCTTTTCTTTGACCTTCTCTATTTGTCATATTATGAGGGAGTGAAAACAGAATGAAAGCGGTGCAACCGATCCGGGACATGGAGCTGCTTTATAAGTGCCTCGATATAGCCCATGAACACGACAGGAAGCGCAAAACCGGCGAAGTGAGCTGGGAGCTGCTGCTGGTCGTCGGTTTCAACACATCCCTG